TAATTTGTCCTATCCTCGGATTGGATTTATTCTTGGATGTCGTGATCATACGACAATTTTGCGTGCGGTCAGAATATATATTTTGAAAAATAATTTGCCTCCATTAACTTCTTCTAAAGAACTTTGAGGGCATACTAGTGAAGTCAAAAAGGAGTTACCCCAATGATCAAGGCAGTCATCTACGAGATTTTTAACATTGCCGCTATGGTGGCGGTAGTTCTGTTTTTCCTTTTCATTTGCGCAGCGATGGGAGGTTAAAATGGAAATATTTGCTCTTGTATTGCAGCATCGTTTAGCGCAATATGCAGCCGATATTCGACGTTTGGAAAACCGAATCAATGATCTTGAAGTCGAAATTATGGAATTGAAGCGCTCAAAAAACGATGTAAAAACTTCAACCACACTAGACAATTTACTCATGAAAGGAGCAACCTATGCCAAACCTGAAATTAGGCGAAACTATGAAAGTTTTCAGCCTTTGAAGCTAACAACAGGAATCAAAATCAAATGAAGTTTTTGTTAACGCTTAACATACCGACCAAAAATGGAATGTCACATATGATTGTGGCTGAACATCCAGCGAAGTCTATTGAAGAATTTCAAAAGGTTCTTCACAGTGAAGATTTCATTCTTGTTGAAGAATGGCAAACTCAAGAATACGGAGATATGAAAAACGAAGGAAAACTACTCATAAATCATCGTTTTGTCGGAAAAATCCGCGTTTATAAACCCAGATAGGAGAGCAAAATGGAATATCAAAACATCATGACAAAGGCTATCGAAATATTTCATGATCGCGCCAGCCAGTATGGCGATATGCAAACAACGTTGGAGCGTCAAGCGCAGATCGCTAGTTTGATTCTTAATAAGAACATCACACCATATGATGTTGCTATGATTCTGCATGCTTGCAAACTGGGCCGTCTTGAGAATGACAGAAACAACCTGGACTCTTATGTTGACGGCATTAACTATTTTGCTTTTGCGGGTATGATGGCGACTGAGCACTTGGCAAATATCGCGGAAAGGAATTCATTTGATGTCTGATTCGCGTTTTCCTGATCGTAATGAGCTAATCGCTAAAATGTGGGAAATAGATGGACTTTCTAGTGGCGAAATCGCTAAAGCCCTTAAGGTAACTCGCGGAACAGTTATGGGGGTTATCCACAGGTTTAAGCAAAATGGTCGCGTTTTCCTCAAAAAAAATAGCGAAGAGGCGGTTACCATCCACATTAAAGTGAGGAAGGAGCCCGTGGTGAAGAAAATTCAAGCTAAACCAATTCGATCGCTGGTTTTACCGCTACCAGAACCAGAAAAATTCTGGACGACGCTTGATCCCAACTTGGAAAAAGGTATCACTATCTTTGACCTAAACCGTAATTCCTGCCGCTATATCATCAGTGAGATAATTGGCGCAGATACCCGATATTGCGGTGAGGTCGTTGATGGAAGGGCTTTATGTAAAGCGCATAGAAGTCTATGCTACTATTATGCAAAACCTTCTACAGCTCGATCCGCCGTTACCTGTTGAAACGCCAAAAGGCAAAGCTCTGGCCCATGTCATGATCGACTATGGGCCAGAGCATCATATTTTGTGGGTTTGCTTTCAGGATGAAACAGGCGAGATTTGGGCTTGGTCTAATCCTGAGGTACGGGCGCAGAACAATCCAAGTCTTATGCGAACTGTATCTGCGAAGCCAAAACTTTGAACGTTCCACTACCCGTCTTGATAATGGTATATGTGTAAACGTTCAAACTTGACGCATAACCAAAGGTAGGAGCAAATCCTCCCTGCCAAACCGGGGTTACTGAAGATCCATCAACCTGGACGGCGCTATTGTAGTAAGCCGTGGAACCGCACTGGACCAGGAATGCGGCTGTCAAGCTTTGCCCAACGCTCATGATAGAGTTAAGCGTCGTGCCGCTACTGGCCCTAAAATTTACAGTCCAGTTGGACGAGGCATTGCTCGTATAATACAACACCGACTGAGTTGTGAAGTCGAAGTTGATGGTTCCGGTAGCTGCTGTAGCGGAAACAGTTGCGGGTTCTGCGGCATTGGTTAGGATCGTTGCAAGAGACGATGTTGTTCCATTGAAAGTCTGCGTACCACTGTAAGTGTAATTCAGCGTTGGATCGAAGGCTCCGCTACCGCCAGTAGACGCAATAGTGATAGTTCCATTGCCATTGGAAATGGTGATATTTGCGCCAGCCGTTAGCGTAGACGCTGTTAGCCCGCCAGAAAGGCTATTTCCGATCAGAAGTTGACCGCTAGTGTAAGTGGACTGGCCAGTCCCCCCATAAACTGTGGACAGGGGGTAATTGATCCCGATCGTATTGCCGGTGATGCTGATACCAGATCCGGCTACGTAAGCAGCCGTTGTCGCGGCATACACGTTGGAACCATCGGACCAAATGAAGGTAAATACACCTTGGCTGGCAGCAAGGGTTGCGCCGGGCGACCCGCCTGCCGAAGCGAGCGTGACGGCATAAGAACCACTTGTCGCGTTGTTGACGAGGTAAAACCCGGAGATACCTGAAGGGAAATAAATCGTGACGTTTCCCGTCAAGGTGCCCGTCAACTTCACGCAAGTATTCTGAACGTTCGCCTGGGTCAAAGTGACGTTGGTATTGGTAAGAGACACCGTGTAGGTGCCACCAAATGCCTTGTCGATGATGTCCCAGTCGCTGTTGACAGGGACGTTCCAACTGCCTGAGTAGTCGCCGTTGGCAGGCTTTTCCAACCCTTTATTTTGCGTATACGTAGAAGTCATAGCGATACCCCTTAGATGGCTTCATTGGCGACGCGGAGCGCCTTGACGATGCTGGCGTCAGGGGCATCCAATAATGGCTTGGTATTGTTGTCTGTGGACCGCTTAGCCTGCTCGGCGAGGTTCATTAGGCGGTCCACAAGGTGCTGGACGTTCTTTTTGACTTTGCCGCCGGAGGCACGGCCTACGCGGCCAACTGACCCACCTGCTTTTCTAAAAACAGGAGAATTTTGCTGTTGTACATTCGTAGCGCCTTCGACCGCAGATAGGGCAGGGGAAACCGCTTTGTTCGCAGCCCGCGCAGCGGCTTGGCCTTGCAGAGCAGACTGAAGGCCCTTGATCCCAGCGTTGCGCGGCATGGTCAAGAAATTTCCAAAACCTTGGCTGTATTCTGCCCCAGTTCTTCCGCGCGCCCAATCAATAACACTGTTAATTGGTTTCTGAACAAACTTCGTATATGCCTGTTGAATAGGTTGTTCAGACAATGGTGCAGTGGATTGTTGATAATCTTTTGCACCAAGAGACCTTTGACCTTCCGTTCTTGCAGAAATCAATCTTTTTGCGACTTCATTCGAATTGGCCTCGCGTTGAGCAGCATTTTGAATGATGCCTATGGAGTTCGGACCATAGAGAGTTTCGATGTTCTGGCGAGTGTAATCGCCCGGTCCACCGACCATTGTCTTTAAAGCCTTGATGTCATCTGGAGATGTAGCCAATTTATTCGTAACAGCCGCCCGAGCACCAACTTTAAAAGCATTCCCAGTAAGTGGATCAGCAGCCATTGCCGAAACTTGGTCTGGACGAAGAGCATCTTTGCCCTTTCCAAATATATTCGCACCTTGTTCATTAGCATCTAACATAGAATAAATATCGGAATATTTACCCATTAGTTTTTCATATCCGGGAATTTGATCTTTAAGTGTTTTTGAAAGCGCAGTTCTTACGCCAGTAACTGCATAATCTTGCGGAGAAATTACATTTGGGTTGATGCTTGCTGATGGGTCTCCAAACTTGATAATACGATCAAGGGAAAGCCGTGCATTTTCAAGAGTGCGAGGATCAGTGACGTACACGGCTGGTTTTCCAGCAGAGCCTGTTCCAATAAGTGGAAGACCAGTTTGGGGATCAATTTTGTTGGGGATGCCCGGAATAGCATCTTGCTCTACAAGCATGCCACGAGCTTTGCGCAACAAACTTTCCGTTGGAGATCCTTTTGGCGCAGTTTGAAGTGCATTATCAATTTGATTAACAACATTACTTGGATCAACAGGTTTTGCGGTAGACAAAACAGTATCAAGTTGTGGAGAAAGATTTTTTTTTGCGATAAGAAGAGCCTGAGCCGCGCCGCGCTCGCTCTGTGTGGCAGGACCAAAAGCTTGATCGACATCCGCCCCAATGCGAAGCGGGGCCTCAGAAGAATGTTGTTCAATAGAACTGATAATTTGTTTCGCTGCTGGAGAGTTTGGTTCGTTCTTTACAACACCAGTTGCAGCATCAGTGAAACTAGGTTCATGCAAAACCATATCGGACGCTGGGTATGATCCAGCGGGCATTTCTGGAACACCTTTCGAGGGTGCTGATTTTACAAAAATGTTTTTTACAGCCGAAGGAATGTCGCTCAGTTCACTGGCGATAGGGCCAGCAAACTTGGAAAGACCACTGGCCAGCATGGAACCACCGGCTCCGATCAAACCTTGCACACCAGCTTTGCCATAATCCACTTGCTGATTTGCGCCCGACAAGTTGGCACCAATGTCCCCAAGAATGCTTGTTCCAGCCCCAGCAGCCCCAAGCAGGGCAGCAGTCCCCAATGCACCAACAGGGGCAGCGGCTGCGGCAGCAGTCAAAGGAATTGCTGCCGCGCTTTGATAACCCAAATTTTTAACGTTCTGCCAGTTCATCATCGTTGGCTTATCAATATGGTATTTTTTACCATTAAAACTAACAAGAGGATTATCATATTTATCAGCCGTAAATTCTGCTTCAGGAATATTGTGTTGAATAATATCTGCGCGTTCCTGTGGTCCATTCGCAAAAGCGTAACCAAGACTAAGTTTCAAGTCTTTGGACAAACTATAGTCTTGCTGACTTGGGAGGGTGCTTCGGTCAAACTCCGCAAAGGTGGGATAATCCTCGTAGCCTTTCGTTTTGACTGTTTCAGTACTGGGAGGAGCCATCATGCCCTCGCCAGCAAACAGGGGGGCAACTGGAACTTCTTGCGGAGGAACGTCCCTTACAGGTTCGCTGATGACAGGTTGTTCGCCACCGGGCAACACAAAGTCCGGGGCTTCATCATCGGGAAGCTGAAAGTCAAGAATAGCACTCTGAGTATCAGCCATTATTTCACCCCT